GTCCAAATGGAAATCTGAGTTCATTGCCATGATTATGGACGATGTTTGTAACACCAAGAGTGCTTTTGTGGAAATTAGTCCATGTAAAGTTATCCAAGAGGTCATAAATCCTTTTCCTATGTCAGCACCACAAGCCGAAGCGCACAAAAAAGGTAAGGTGCGAGTGGAACCCAAAATGGTTGGTTTGACCACAAATAAGGAAGATTTAGAGGCAGGTATTTACTCCAATAAACCCAATTCTATATATAGGCGTATTCGTTTACAAATAAGACCTGAAGTCAAAAAAGAATTTCGAGTGTCTGGTTCTCACATGATGGATCAGAATAAGTGTAATGCATGGCTGGAAGAACACCCTGATCAAAGTGAGTTGCCTGATTTTTGGATTCTTCATGTTGAGAAATTACATTATGATATGGCAGCTGATGGATCCGATATACACAAGAGAGTGTATGCAGACCCATGCTTACAAGGCGGGGTCTCCATACAGCAATTCGCTAAGTGGTATATTCCGAACGCACGCCAATATTATGAAGGACAGAAGAAATGCGTTGAGAACAACGCAAGAAACACAGGCCCCATTAAGCTGTGTAAACTTTGCGACATGCCAACGTGTGCCTGTGGTTGTCCAACCCCGGAAAGTATTCTATCACAAGCTGTAAATCTTACAATAGACTCAGCTAGTGAGGTCGCTATATCTGCTTGTTTCGCTCGAGGGCAGCAGTATGTAATAAGTGCATTTCGACCACTTGTGGGTGAAGGTGGGTTAATAGACACATGTATATATTACAAATATTTGCAGTGGTTGTGGAGCTCACCATATTCTAAGATTACCACTTATATGCCCCAGAGCTGGTTGTATCATGATAGTGGACAACCACGCTTATACATGTGGTACTTTATATACTATTTATTTGGAGTACGTTTCTTTCTGAACCGTTTTACAAATTTGATGTTGACAACCTTGACAGGTTCTACACTAGTGGTGATAGGATTGTGTTTGTCTGGATATATCCCCCTTCTTTCTGCCTTTATTTGCATTATATTTATTATTATGTCGTGCTTATCGCTTGCCACGGCGTGTAAGTATTACATACATCAGAGGATAATGAAAGAAAGAGGATGCTTGCATCAGACGATTCGGAAGATCAGAGACGAGAAACTTGGTGCTTGCCTCAAGATTCTAGGGTGGTCAATAACGGCTTATGCTGGGCTTAGACTCCTAGCTCGATCGAGTTCTGCGCTCACTGCTTTTTTCTCTCGAATAAAACCGGAATCTGCTTTGCGACCAGAAAATGTCACTGAAGTGGAGAAGAGAGAAAGTGGTTTTAATATGTGGAAAAAAGAATACGTCAAACCAAGTCTGGGTGGTGATATTATCACAGCTACCCCAGATAATCTTGTACAAAACTTGATACGCTCTCGCTCTTTGGTTCGTATACGATGGGAAGGCCGTGATCATAATGGGGTCGAAAAGACGTCTTGGACACACGGCTTATTCTTATGCGATAAGCACTTGTTAACTGTAGATCACCATTGGAAAAATTCAAATGGTGAGTATAAGCAGCAGATGCATTATACCACTTTCAGTGGGCCTCCAGATGATAATGCTCGCCAGAGAGAACATATGGTGCATTTTTCGCATAGTGTTAAAATACCTGGTCATGACTTACGTATTGTTTACGTTCATGATTCCGGGAGCATGCGGAACATACTCAAATGGTTCCCAGTGGAATCTGTATCTCAGTGTGTAGTGACTTTATTGACTCGAACTGAAGACGGCAGTGTTATACAACTAGCCGGTCGTACAGAAGGCGAGCCACAGAAAATCCAATATGGTGCGGCATATGCTGGCGATTTTTTCGGACAAGTGATTTACGGCAATTCTGAAACTGTGTTGCGAACTGAAGATGGCATGTGTGGTTCACCATGGATTGCCCATACCAAGGGACCTTGTATCCTTGGCATCCATACGGCAGGTCAGGGATCAGGACCTAATAAGAAGGCTTTTATGAGCTTTGTTACTAGGAAGGAACTCAGCGATGCAATTGGTAAATTTGAACACATGGTTGGTGTTTTAAAAAGATTCGATCCCAGTCCGGAAAGTGACGTGATTTATGGTCGAAGGGTGATTTCTGATAATGAAGTACACCCTAAGTCTTTTGTGAACTACATACCCTCACCCTCCTACTCTGTGTTGGGCAGTTGTGAAGGCGGTGTTACGCCAAAAAGTCATGTTGTCGAACACCCATGGTCTCAAGATGTGTCTGAAATTTTTGGTTATTCGAACAAGTGGGGACCACCTGCTTTTAAAGGTACACAAGAAGGTGAAGGCTATTGGAAACCATGGTATGACACGATGTGTAAAGTGGCTAAACCATGTCTTGGTTTTCCTGGTGAGTTAGTCCATAAGAGTATTATGGATTACTACAACCAGGTTTCACCACTCTTTCAAACCGAGTTAGCGTATGAGAGATGCGTTCCTCTAACGCCTCTGCAATGTATTAATGGCATACCTGGACGTAAGGGTATGGAACACATTAATTTCAAGAGTTCTCCAGGCTTCCCATTAACAGGGGCTAAGGAGAAATGGACCACCCAGTTAGAAGGCGAGTTAGAAGGTATTCACAATCCCAAGGATTTAGATCCTATGTTTTGGGAAGAAGTGGAAAGGATTAGAAAGCATTATCGACGAGGTGAGCGATACCACCCCATCTTTAAGGCTTGTCTTAAGGATGAGGCTAAAAAGAAGGGTTCAGCTAAAGTTCGACTTTTTTATGCTGCACAACTTGCCTTTGTGCTTGAAATACGTCGTTTATTTCTACCCGTCTGGCATATATTTGCTATCAACCCTCTGGAATGTGAACAAGCTGTGGGTATAAATTGTTCGGGTCCAGAATGGGAAGAATTAATGCAGCATATTGAACAATTCGGAAAAGATAGAATTGTTCCAGGAGATTACAAGGAATACGATAGTCGTATGAGCGCTCAATTAACTCAGGCCACGATGTGGCTCTTTATCAAATTTGCTGAGTTAACTGGCAACTATAGCCCGGATGATATACTCATAATGCATGGATTGGCTAATGATATGTGCAACCCCAGAGTCGCAGTTAACGGCACAATGGTTGAACTTGTTGCCAGTGGACCATCAGGTACTCCTGGTACAGTTCAAATCAATGGTGTTAATAATAGCTTGTACGCCCGTTTATCATATTTTGCAGCTGGTAATACAGGCCCCTTCAACAATGATATAGCCTTGACAACATATGGCGATGATAACATGGCGGGAGTTAATGGAAGATGTAATTGGAATTTTCAAATTCATAAAACTTTCATGGCACTTCATGACATAGTCTACACTACACCAGATAAGGATGCGGACAAAATTGTTGATTTTTATCACATTGATGATGTCGATTTTCTTAAAAGGAAAAGTAGCTATATTCCAGAACTGGGGTGTAGAGTTGGAGCATTAGAGATTGAAGATTCCATTATGAAACCCTTGCACTGTGGAGTTCAGAGTAATGAAGACAGTAAAGTTGTACTCAGCTCTATCATAGATGTAACTTTATTTGAAAGCTTTTTACATGGCCGAGAAATTTATGATGACATGAAAGAGAAGCTCGATCTGTTGGCTGTTCGATACGGAACAGCTGCAGATGGTCTGCGTAAAAGTTTTGATGACCGTGTCCTTGAGTGGCATCAAAATTACACCCGTGAGATTTAATACACGGGAAAACCCGTCCTGGGGTGACGTTAAAAGCCCAGGGAGTTCGCACTCTCCCTACTATTGTGAAGCAAAGGCGCTACATGTATTGGATACCGATTATCTGTATATTTACATATCTATTTTGTTTAATTAGGCTTGCATGTTGAGTTTTCTCCCTCGTGAGAAACCCATATTTATGGGTGGTGGTTTTACCCACCGCGTATATGTATATATCTTAGTGCTTCGAGTTGTGCCTAAGATGAATTATAAATTGACTCACTTTACATGAACAAAACAATTTTTGTGGTGTAGCTCATATCCTTAATGAGTTAGAGGTGGATGCCTCGCAAATTTTACCTGAAGCTGGGTTAGCAGAGAATATTTCACCTGCAGAAGAATCTACGCAACAGGTGCTCCAGTTCAGCGATGATGTTACTCACCAAGGTGAACAAGTACAATCTGATATGGATGTCACTTATAATGCAGGTGGAACTGGCAATGTGTCACTGGAGCAGTTCTTTGAACGTCCAATTATTGTTTATGAGACTAATTGGGCAGTAGGAGCTAATCTGACATTTGACTTTAATCCGTGGAGCCTGTATTTTAATAATGCGCGTGTGGTGAATAGGATCTCTAATTATAAGTTGCTTAATTGCAAATTGCATGTTAAGTTAGTACTTAATGGAACTCCCTTTCACTATTCACGCTTATTGGTGTCTTATACTCCACGATCTGGGACAAACACTTTGGGCCCGGAAAACAGGGCGCTAGTTTCTCAGGATGCTATCGGTGAGTCTCAAAAGCCACATTTCTTTGCTAATCCTACTAAGAGCGAAGGTGGTCAATTAGATTTACCTTATTTTTATCCCTTTAACGCATTAGACGTCATTTCTGCCGAATGGAGTCAGATGGGACAAATCTTTGGGCGCAGTTTGTCATCGTTGCAGCATGCTAATGCAGGTACAGATCCCGTATCTTTACGCTTTTTCGTATGGGCAAGTGATGTGAAGCTTAGCGTTCCTACAACTTTGGAGCCTGCTACAATCACCCCACAGAGTGATGAATATGACTCCAAACCCATATCTGGTCCCGCTAACGCTTTGGCATCAGCAGCTTCATTTTTACAGAACGTACCTATTGTTGGTCCATATGCTCGTGCAACCACGATTGCAGCGGGTGGTGTAGCCAATATTGCCAAAATTTTTGGCATGTCTAAACCCACCCATTCTGATGAAACTTGTCCAATGAGTCTGAAGAGTGGCTCCTTAGCTAACACCATTGGTGTGGACGCTTCGGCGAAACTCTCTCTGGACCCCAAACAAGAAGTCACGATTGATCCGCGCACTGTTGGTTTGTCTAATGTGGATGAGATGGTTCTTAAACCTCTTGCTATGCGAGAGAGTTATTTGACAACATTCTCTTGGGAAGCTACCGATGCGCCAGATGCATTATTGTTCAATTCGTTTGTCACCCCAACTTTATTCGCCTATAATGGGGATGAAATCCATCAAACGCCGATGTGTTGGGTCTCACGTCCTTTTAAATATTGGCGTGGAACAATTAAGTTCCGTTTTCAAGTGGTGGCAAGTTCCATGCATCGTGGAAGATTGCGGTTGAAGTACGAACCTAGTGCATCTGTTATTGTGCCAGGTGATGAGTACAACACTGCATTTACACGGATTGTTGACATTGGTGAAGACTCTGACTTTACTATTGAGGTTGGTTGGGGCCAACAGGCTTCATATTTGCCTGTTAATGACTTCGGACTAACCGAGCCATTTAGTGAGTCAGCCCTCACAGTGCCAGATGGAGTGGTTAACGGTCTATTACAAGTATTTTGTGTGACAAGATTGACCTCACCAAGCACTGCTGGTCAAACCATCACTGTCAATGTCTTTGTGTCTGCTGGTGATGATTTTGAAGTCATGGATCCATCTGACGACAATATCCGTAATTTAACGTGGATTTTGCCGGATGTTATCCCAGAATCTAGCCAATCAACGCAGATTAATAGCATTTCGTTAGGTTTGGATGATCACAATTTTGATCCACACCATGTAGTTTTCCATGGCGATCCCGTAGCATCTTGGCGCCAATGTCTTAAAAGATATTGTTACCATAGTATGTATTCTGAAGGTTCTGGTTCACCATCAGAGGCTAGGAAATTAGTGATCTTATCACATGCGGCATTTCCAAATTATCGTGGAGATGACCCAACTGGTATTTATACCACCACTAATGGTAGAGTTAATTACTCAATGATGACGCTTATGAATTGGGTCGTTCCTGCCTATTTAGGTGTGAGGGGCAGCATTAGATGGAAACATATATGGAGAAACAATAGTTTGGCGGATTTCTTGAATGTGTCTCGATCACCAGAAGTTTCTAGTTTTACTTCGGGAGAGATACCCTATGATAGAAGCAATGGAGCCATCGTGACAGCAAACAATGTTTTGAACTCGTGGAGTGGGACGGCCATTACGGCAGGTCAATACAATCCAATTATTGAGATTGAAGCTCCATTTTATTCAAACAAGAGATTCTACAATGCAAGAAATGGTAGGATCAACACCGCATATGAAGGCGACTTTATCACTTTTTCAGTGATAACAAATGGCGGTGGATCATTAGAAATGATGAATTTTGTCGCAGGAGGAGAAGATTTTTCTACTTTCTTCTTCCTCAGTATCCCAGTCTGTTGGAAGCAAACAGTCCTACAGAGTTAGGGATAACACTAGAGTGGTACAAGGGTATCACGAATCGTGGGAGTGACCCCCACGTCACCGGTGAATAAAGGTGTGAACAGTGCTCGCTAGAGCTTGAGATATTATAGTTAATATAGGTTTTAAGGGTACTGTTACCCGGAATTTTCCTGTATTAAAGTAGTGTCACAAGTTATGACGGTGGGCGTTAGGCCAC